GGGTCTTGACCTCGGCATCTGGTACTTTCGAGTCAGATGACCAACACATCGGGGCGATCTTCTCGCCTTCTTTGTACGCACCCGTGTAGTAGGTGCGGCTTGCGTTGTGGGCCATCTTTACGAAGATGACATTCATGTGCCGGTCTTCGATGGAACCAATCTCCTTGCCACCCGCCATCTTGCGGAACACGCCGCCTTTGATGGAGATACGCTTAGCGAGATTACCACCGCCGCCACCGGCAACGGCGCGAGTGTCATCGTCAACCCCGCCCTGAATCTGGGCAAGTTCGTTCTTCAAATTTGCAATGATATCGTTACTCATAAATTCCTCACTTACTGGCTTTACGCACTGAAACGCCGTACTCACGCATCACATTGACGCCGGGTGGTAGTCCGTCGTTCTCGTGATTACTTAAAAATTCTCTGAAGTTGCCTTGATGGATACGCCGCTCAAGCAACTGCACCGCTTCGTTATCCAGAACAAACTTGTAGAAGTTGTCCCAGTCTTGACAGAAGAATCGTTCGTTCATCTTCCGCATCACTGTGCCGTGCTTGGTCTTGATGCTATCCGCGTTGACCGCGTTGCACATCTCAAGCATCGTCGCTTCTAACTTCGACATATCGTCCTTAAGCGCCGCGTCAGCAATTTCGTACTCACGTAGCAACTTCTCTCGCTGTGTGCGTATCTCAAGATACGCTTCGACTAACTGATCTGTGTTACCGACATTACTCATTTCAAACTTCCTCTAACTCTTGTTTGTACAGATCCACCAATTTCTGGTGGTTATCAACTTTGCCTTGGAGCATTGCGTACATCTTGCTTTCAACTTCCGATCCACGCAGATGAACCACAGACATTTTGTTTACTTGACCCACTCTCTCAATACGCGCAATACACTGTAGATAAATCTCAACTGACATCACCGGAGACCAGAACACAACCGTGTCAGCAGCCGTCAAAGTAATCCCATGCGCGGCTGATTGCGGCTGAATAATTAATATCCGTGGGTCCGTTGCTGTTTGGAATCGTCCGATAATTTCAGACCTTTCCCGTGCAGCGACTGACCCTTTGATGACCTCGTTAGTTATGCCTTCTTTCGTCAGGAACTCCCCAACGATGTCGATAGCATGAAGGAACGGAACAAATACTACAACCTTGTTTGTCGTTTCCTCAAGCACTTCTTTGAGCGCGTTGAGACGGGGCGATACATCGAACTGCACTACATCATGCTTGTCTGTGTACACCGCACCCGCTGATATCTGTAATAGTTTGTTTAACGACGCCGCTGCGTTGACGGCGGAGATCTGCTCACCCGCTGCCTCTATCAGCAATTGCCTTTTTAATTCTTGATAGAACTTAGATACTTGTGGCGTAAGTGGTACGTCACGTGTCTGATATACAACTTCCGGTAGATCAAGACATTCCTTCTTGGTGTAACGAACCGCAGGTTGTAGCGCACGGTAAACCTCATCAGTTGAAACCTGCTTGGGTACCCATTTGAACTTACTGATTTGCACCATCACTCGGTCACGCCATGCGGTAGAAAACTTCGGTACACGACCGGGGCTCACCAACTTGGCTAATCCAAACGCATCAACCGGAGACTGCGCGGCAGGGGTGCCTGTCATCATCCAGAGCCAAGTGGTCGGCTCAATCAGTTTCGCAAGCGTCTTCCACCGCTTAGTACTAGGACTCTTATAAGCGTTGGCTTCATCCACGATGATCAAGTCAAACTTCGCCTGTTGCAGTTCTGGAAGCATGACCGTCGTGCCGTCGTAGTTAATCACTGTAAAGTCAAAGTTCTCATCTAATACTTTCTTACGCTTTACAGTTGACCCGTGTGCGACACCGCACGTACGGTGAATAGCCGTCTTCATGACATCGGCTTGCCATGCGGAGTACATGATCGAGAGAGGGCAAATGACCAAGACTTTCTTAATGATGCCTTGGTTCATTAAGTAATCCGCAGCCCATATCGCTGCTGATGTCTTGCCTGTACCGGCTTCGTTAAAACAAAACGCACGTTGCCGAATACTTAAGAAGTATGCCGTGTCGCGCTGATGCTCAAACGGTGTATAAAACCCCGGCCACTTATAGTCCCTCTGCATAGGCGAGGGAATCTTCGGGATGTTCTGGCTTGGCAAGAAGTTGTCGAGATACGTTGCGAGGGTCTTCATCTCCTCGTGATCCCAACAGATCAGTAACTGCTTACTGTGCGTATTGTCTTTAACAATCTCGCTACGATCTAGCCGCGCCTTGATCTCGGCAGCGAACGAGTTCGATGCAGTGAAATGCACTGCTGTGTTGTCAACTATGTCCATACTGTACCTACTATAAAGAGCCCGTAACGTGGGCCAGACGGTTAGCGCCTAGGCACGAGGTGTAGAACACAACCTATCGCTAACAGACGCGGTTATTGGGGGGAGAAGTGGGTGGAAAACTCCCCTACAGCACACTCACGTCTAGTGCATTACTTCATCGCTCCACTGGAAGTTCTGCGGAACGAACGATTCTTTGACGGCGACTGTAACTTAGTCCCGTCGCCATTACTACCGCCCTTAGACAGTGCCTTAACATGGGCAATGTCTTTACCCTTTCGGCTGATACCCTTTTTGTCATAAGACCGACGCGCCCGCTGGCGCTCCATTCGATTTTCGTGTTCGCCTCTTTCGACCTGCTGCTTGTACTCTTTCTTGTACGGACGGCTTTTGTTCACGTACGGCATCGTAGTTCTCCATTAAGTCTGCTGTTTGATCTAGTACATCTTTAATGTACTCGTGAAACTTAAAGTTAGCATTAAACCTGTTGGCAAGTCTGTTGTATTCACCCGTAAGTTTTCTGCATCGACCCATCTCGTATGCACGGGCTGCACCAAAGTGCGCCACTTTTTCCTCTAAATTCTTTATCTCACGACGCTTCTTTGCGAGTAACAGTTGAAGTTCCGCTATCTCAATATCCTTGTCATCCTCAATCATCTGCTACCTCTCTCTATAAAAGTTACAACTACTGACAGGACACCACCCGCACAACGGGCCCGGCTTAGCGAACCACATATTGTTGGCATAGGCCATTTCAAGACGATCTACGACGGGTAAGAAGTTATCCCATAGTTTGTTGGAGTCTTTCCTATTGTACTCTTCCGTTAAAAACGTATTGTGCATTACGAACAACAAGCCTGCTTTGATCCGCTCAACTTCCTTGAAGTGCGCGTAAGTCATCAGAGCCATCAACTTTAACTGCTTCGGGTCAGGGTAGCGATTGCTGCCGGTCTTGTAGTCCACAATGTAAGCGGTATCACCATCGACAATCAGTAGGTCAACGATGCCCCGCACCCACCTAGTATCGGAATCAAACGCGCACGGTTCCCGCTCTCTCGACAACGCCATCTGGTGTTCGCAGTATTTCGTACCCGGTATAGCCGTCAGTGCGTCCAACTGTGATTTGAAACGCTCGTAGTTCTTAACAAGTGGCGTTCCGTCACGGACGTAATCCTCACAAGCCTTGTGAACTTCCGTCCCATACAACATCTGCTGCGTGGTTTTCTTCTCAAAGTCCTTCGCTACCTTGGTGTGGTAGTACTGCTTTGGGCAGGTAATGAAGTCCTTAAGACTGCTGAATGACCAGTTAATTGCGTTCACAGTACTAAGTATTCCGGTGCTAACTCTCGTGTGTTCTCAGGATCGTAACTGGACGGCGTACCTAAATGCCATGCCTCATCGTAGTCACGGCAACCGTAAATGATAACTTCTCGCAACTCCGGCAAGATGGGTTTAGCCACAAACAGGATCAACTCTTTCCCTACTTGGTGCTTTCTCACCGCAGCCGAATCCTTCGTTCGCAACCGCCGGACCTCGATGTTAGTCCCTACGTCTGGAAGGTCTTTGTTTCGCCAATGCTCTGACGAATGCCATACGTGACCCGACCAAAACTGATTAATAAATTTAGCCACGGCTAACTCGGTAACGCACGCTGCCACCTGTGCCGTACGGTCATCCTCCATCCTAGCCGAATCGTAGTGAGCGGCGTTTTGCTTACGCCAATTCTCAATATACCGTCTCGCCCCTACGTGAGAAGCCCATTCGTACTCCCAAGAAGTCAAAGTAATTTTCGGCCTTTCCATTAACAATCTCCGTATGACTGACCGAACTTGGCTTCACAAGCAACTGGAAGATTACTAGCCCAACTGGGTGGCGTAGACATGACCTCGGTGATGAAGGCAACTGCCTCATCAGTTTCCTTCTCTGGGCATACGACTACTGCCGCGTCGTGTACTGTTAGCACGGGGCGATAGCGTTCTCGGATCTTCAGCATCTGCTCACCGACGATGATCCTCGCCAACGCTTGCACGATGTTCTCGACCATCGCGCCTCCCCATATCGACGTGACTCCCCGCCGTGATTTGTAGATGTACTTCTTGTCGCTCAGACGTAAGTCTGGGTATCGTATAAACAATTCATTCGGGAGGCATATCCCCGAAGATCTAACCCATACACACCCGTTCTTACCTATCGGATAAGGTTTCAAATCATGAGGCCATGACGTTAAGTGGTGGAGCGCACTATCACATTCACGCCACAAGTCTGTGATCATGTGGTTCGCTGAACGATACAGATCCACGATGCGCTTACACTCGTCCTCTGGCAAGTCAGCACCCGGCGGCTGAGTCTTCAGCGTGTGCTGCAACTTCTTCGCCCCAGTACCGTAGCCCAGTCCAAGGATGCAGGTCTTACCGACGAACCGCTCAACCGGGTTCGCCTTGCTAATTGGTTTCTTATAGATCTTACTGGCAAAAATCGAATACACGTCTTCGCCATTCGCAAACTGTTTCGTTACGTCATTCTGACCGGCAAGCCACGCAAGTACTCGCGCCTCAATCTGTGACGAGTCGCAGTTAATTACAACGTGGCCCTCTGGTGCCATGATTGAATTCTTCAGAGTTTTCTTTTTCTTATCACGGCTTGGAAGATTCTGAAAATTAACTGAGTCAGTCCCTGCCCAACGCCCTGTATGTGCGCCGTAATACTTAAGCGGGATAGGTAGCCGACCATGGTTTCTAGCACCAATGCCAATAAAGCGTTCAATGCGAGACTCCTCAATGGTGGACTTCGTACCTAACCTTACAGAACACAACTGCTGAACAAACGGGTCTTCGTGTTCTAATAATTCAATAAACCCTTCGTCGTTTTTAGCAAGTGCAAAAGTTTCTTTTCCGGTTGTTGGACTAACCTTCATCGGCACGGGAACTTTTAGTTCCGTCAGTACTGCCGCGAACTGCGGGTTACTTGCCAACTTCGCACGGACTTCTTCCTCAGTGCTTACCTGCATCCGGTCCATCAGACCGCGCAGTAGCGTGGACTTCTCTTGCTTTACTTCTTCTAATCTTTCAACAAGCATTGCGTCGTTTACATACAGAACAGGCTGTGTGTACATCCGCAACGTCATGTCGATCAGGTCGAGTTCCGTTTGGGGAAAGTGATCCGAGATAAAAGTATTAAACAACTTAAAAGTAAGATTAACGTCATTAATGCAGTAATTGCCGTAGCGATAAAGATCAGCATCAGAAAAATCCTGCCGACGTTTACCAAGAGCATCGACAACTTCCGTACCCTTCTCGCCCAGACCATACATCTTCACCAAGTTGGCTAGTGATCCGCTTACGTCAACGCCGTGCTTCGCACGCGCCATGCATAAAGTATCAAAATAATATGCGGGGGTAATGTCGAATACAAAAGAAAGTATTCCACCATCGAACATCGTGTTGTGGCAGAGCAGCGCAGACGTACTCCAGTCCACCTGACTTAACCACGCTTTGATCTCGTTCTTCGTACCGCTAAACCACTGAGGCTCATCGTCGTCGATCTTCATCGCAACGCCAATTACCTCAAACAATGGACTACGAATGTACTCTTCCGTAGTCATGCGACTCAGACTGAACTGTTGAGAGTAGTACGTCTCAAAGTCTAGTGTTACAAAACTCATTTTCCACCCACCGCTTTTGTATACAACCAACCCTTACTCGTCTCTACAAACCCCGCCGCTGCAAGGGCTTCTAGTGAACGACACCCGCCAAACTTATATCTATGCGAACGATATGATTCTGGGGTAGCAAACTTACGCTTGCACTCCGTACACCTTCTTTCCCTTTTTACCACGCTCGTCACTTTTCAACCTCGCCACTTCTTTTCTAAGCCAGAGAATTTCATCTCGGCACGCCCACAACACACTACCTACCGTTAAAAATTTCATCTCTGTTGTAGTCGATGTGTCGTTGATCTCGTTAGGCAGGGCTTGGATCAGGTCTAAGATGTCATCCTCGATTTCCACGTAATGCCTCCAACTCAGCCTTCAATGTTTGAATTTCTTGGGTGATGATGTCGGCTTCCTTTAGCATTCCGCGCAGTCGCATCTGCGAAAGCACCGTGTTCACTTTGAACTCTTGCTGAAATTTCCAAGGCATCCGCTCCATCTCTTCCTTCCACGCACCCGGTGGAGATTCGTTATCTACAGTCACCAGTAGTCCCTCCCGCTTCCTCGTTTAGCAGCCCACTCAGGGGGCGGCACATGACCCCACTCTTGTGTCGCTTCAAACTTTTTACGCTGCCACCACCGTTTTAATCTGCGAATCATTTGAAACCTCCAAATAAAACCAAACCATACCTTACCCAACCAAACCCGGCCTGACCACGCCACACCACGCCGTGTAAAAAATTTCTCGCCAGAGAAACCATACCTCACCCGACCTCACCCCACCTCACCTTGCCTCACCGTGCCACGCCAGACCAGACCACGCCAGACCCAACCCGACCTAGCCGTACCTCACCTAACCCCGCCCAACCTCATCGCATAAAAATTTCTCGCCAGAGAAACCAGACCTTACCGTGCCCTACCAAACCAAGCCACGCCCCACCATGCCACGCCGCACCAGACCGGACATCGCCAAATAAAAATTTCTCGCCAGAGAAACCAAACCAGACCTCACCATACCGGGCCATACCACGCCACGCCTAGCCTTGCAGTACCTCACCGAACCACACCTGACCAAGCCCGACCATACGTCACTTCATTTCTTCAAACTTCGTCACTCTAAAAGTCCCAAAGGGACCACGTTTCTCTGGCCTAAAGTCGCCAATGCCAATGCTTTCACCCGCCTCGTTCAACAAGCGATGTGCGTCCTCAGACGAGAGCATCTGGTCATTTAAAATCAAACGGAACTTCGCGCCCCACTTATCGAACCGTGGGCGGTATCGCATGATGCGACCCTTCGTTGCCGGAATCGTTACCGGGCGACCATCCACCTCAAAGTTAGGTGCAGGTTTCCCATCATCGGCAAGGATCGTCACTGTGTCCGACTCCATGCGTACCGCAGACGGCACAACAAATTTAAGAGTCTTACGTGATCCACGCATCTTGTGGTTCACGCCCGCGTTAGCCATCGTCGCCGGGATACTGAACGCATTGAAGTAATACGTCCCATCCTGTGCGACATAAGCATTCTTCGTCGCCTCGTCACGCGGATTCGTGCTATCCACCATGACACGGCGAGTCGCCTTGGCTTGCTCACTCTGTTCCGCAAACTTGTGAATCAGTAGCGGAGTGTTGCCGCGAATTTCTACGTCAATTGTTTTCATGTTCGTTACCTCGTTAGTTTTAATTAAGCATTCCGACGCGCTTCGATCTCACGCTGCAAGTACCATGCAGCCTTCTGCAAATCCTGCACCGGATCAGAGTCCTTCCTACCGGCACGGCTCACGTACTTGACGACGTTGCCCAATCGGTAATTAAGATCTTTAGCCTCGATGAAATCGATTGTCTCGATGCCACCTGCCTTGTAGTGCGGAGGATGATTGACGACATCGGGAGGAGAAATAACTTCACCACCTTTATTAAGATCGATGATCGCCCCGTCTTCTCTACGGGCAAGATTGATCATCACGCGCTTCGGCTTTTCCACCACATCCAACGCCTTCTTCATCTCGAATATATCTTTGACTAGGCGTGACCGTGGGCTTTTGTAGACGGCTTTCTTACCGGCTTTTTTGGGCGCAGTCTCGTCTCTTTTCTTCTCAGTCCAACGCACGTAGTACACGTACGCTTCGCTTGACCTTGTGGCTTTCGCCACTTCCTTGATTGACTTGCCCGACTTGAGCAGGGCTTGGATTCGCTTTGCTTTGGACATAACTCAATAACTCCTTGCGTAGATTTACTACGTTGTTTTCATCAACTATCAGTGCGATGCCACCCGCTTTACGAATGTCATCGTGTTGCTTCATTTGAAGCGCAGTGGCCTTCCCACCGTTGGCTTTACACTCTATACCATAAAACAAACCGGCGATACAAATAATAAAATCTGGCGCACCACTGTTTCCGTAGCCCCCTGTAACTGGCATCGTGTAGTACGCACCTAAGTCCTCCAATATATCTTTGACCTTCTTTTTTACGCGCCCCTCTGGGGTCATGTGTCCTCCCTCACCGTGTCTTAAGACACGCTAACGACTTGTGGTTCTGGTGTTCCCTTCAGTTCTTCCAATAAAACTTTATCCATGATGACGCAATACTCCGTTCTGCTGGTCATCCACCCAATGTGCTTAAGATATTCTGGGTGCTGATCAGACCATTCCAACGGCGGTACATAGAAGTTCGGATCTAACTTACTCCAGTCATGCGAATGCACCATGGCTATGATCT